ATCAGTTGTTTCTGCAAATGCCCATTTTGGATCTACTAATACAAGATTTTGAAAATTATTCATTACAGAGAAATCATTATTATCTATTATTACTCCAATAAATAAATAATTTGCGCTTACTTCTTTAGTAGTTGTAGGTATTTTAACATTAGATAAAGTAGCACTATGTATTGTTTGACCATAAAATTGAAATTCATTAGCCCATTTTCCATATGCTTCATTAAGATTAGTAATCTCCTGGTTATTTAGATCAAAATGAGATGTTTTAAAAAACCCTCCTTTTCTACTTAAATCTCCACTATTTAACTTTACATCTGCATATGTTTGAGCAGAACTTATAATACTACAAAGAAGTACACCATCTATATTAAGGGCTAATTCACTTAAATCGGCAGTAAAACTAATTACTGTAGAATTAAGGCCAGATCCTCTACCCATTCAATCCCTTTGTATATCATTTATAGTTCCATCATAACTGCTAAATACATAACTGCAAGGATCAACTATTGTAGTACCTTGAGGAACTGGATTAGCAACTGTAACTATTTGTGGATTACAAGGATTGATAGGCCAGACTTTGGTACTGCCAACATAAATAGCAGTACCTTGTCTGTCACCTACATAAAATGTTTTTAAATCATCTCTAATATTCATATTATTCTACAATTAAATATTGTGTATTAGGATCTTTAGTTGATAAACTATTATACTCTGCTTGAGTTAGAACAGTAATAGTCTCTATTTGAGGTTGAGTTCCAGTTCCAGCTTCAATATAGTTTCCAGCAGGCTGAATACCTAAATCTGATAAACTCTTATTGCCAGATAACTCAACAGAATTAATCTGAGGTTTATTTGTTAACTGAGTATAGTCAGTAGTCCCTCCACCTCCAGATATTTCAAGATTACCTTCTCCTAAAATACTTTCACCATTAATAGTCTTTATATTAGTACCAGAAACTAACTGTTCTTGATAACTATGATAACTAGTATCAGCAGATACTCCAGTTGGAGTAATAGTAGTTTGAACTACAGTATGATTAGCTGTAGTACTTTCAAAATGGAAAGTAGCTTGAATATTTTCTCCTGAAACAAAACATACTTCTGGAGCTGCTATATCACCATAACCTAGAATACTTACATAATAAAGCTCAAATGGTGTTTTATTAGCTATAGCATTCTTAACAGCAGCGAAATCTCCAGAAAGATGAGTAGTGGAATTTATAAATAGAAATGGAATATTAGAGCCACTTTCAATTTCTATATTACCTTCTCCAAGTAAAGACTGACTATTGATTGTTTTGATATTAGTTCCACTTACAAGCAAATCTTGCTTAGTAGCCATCTCTTTATCAAGAGAATCAATCTTATCTCCATCTTCTTCTTGTTTTGTTTTAATAATTGATATATCTGAAGTATTAGTTGCTACTTGAGTAGATAGAGATTCTACCACAGAAGAATCAGCTTTACCAGCAAGTTCTGTTTTTGTTGCATAATCTCCTACAGGCTGTTTAGTAGCAAGCTGCTCATCAACATAAGTCTTATCTGCTTTACCTGCTAAATCTCCAGAAACCTCTGCTTCACTTACAAAGTTAGAATCATTAGTAAGCTCACTAATTTTAGTTGGAATATCACTCTTTAAAGCATAATCACCAACTGGTTGGTATCCAGATAAATCTACAGATAATTGGGATTTATCTTCATTAAAAGCTAATGGAGCTTGTGGAGTAAATACACCTTGCTTAGTTGCAAGTTTCTCATCTACTTCATCTTTAGTATAACCTTTATTAGTAAGATCAACCTCAGTAACTTTAACAGTCATATTACCATTATTTACTAAGATTGCATTAATAACTACTAATACACCATTATCTTGAAAATAATAGCCATATAAATCAATAGTTTCGGGATGCTCAATAGTTGCAACAGGAATAACTATAATATCACCTTTATATGTAATCTGGCAGAATAAATAGAAGTCCAGATTAGTTCTAATAAAGTCATAGATATGTTTCTGTCTTACAGGATCATTCTCATCTAAATTAAGTAAGAAATGATTCTCAAAAGCAGAGATTACATTATCTATAATAGATATATTCTTTCCTGCTGTAAGCGTTCCCTGTTTTGAAGCTATCTCTTTATTAATAGCTGTATTTAAAGCATCAATTTCAGCTTTGGTATATTTATCTGCTAATTGTGCGTATAGAGGACCATTAACAATACCAGCTTGATTAGTCTCTGTATTATATATTGGAAGTTCAACTGCTTCTCCAGTTTGATTACCAAATACAGGAGCTAAAGTAACTTTAGATGGGACTGATTGAATATTAATGGCAGGTACTATTGAAGCTGCTCCAGATAATTCAGTTCCATTTAAAGATGGTTTGTTACGAATAGTATTATAATCTGCAGAAATAGTATTCTCTTCAATTACTATACCGTCACCTTGAACGAGTGTATTTTGCTTTCCAGCAGTGGCTTCAGTAATCTCTGTAGTTACCTCTTCTTTAGTTGGATAGTCAGCTAGTTTCTCAGTAATCTGATTATCAACATCTTCAATAGAAGGAATTCCTAATTCTTTAGAAGGAATATTTCCATTTAATTCAACCCCATTGATTTCAGGCTTAAATTGAAGATCTTGATAGTTACTTGATCCTAACTGAGAACCATCCATAACCTTAACTTCATCATCCTTGTCAATAACAATAACTTTAGTCACATTTGACTTATCTATTGTTTCGACTTCAAGGACATTAAGATAGGGAAGAATTGTCTTTTCAGTTTTGTTTGCCATATTATTTTTCTATAAAATATAAATTATTCATTATGTGGTATATAAACAAAATAAGGGGCAAGTAAATTAATACTCGCCCCTCTTTCTGTTATTAAGCACCTACAACGCTTTGGATAGCTTCTGCAGATAACTCATAAGGATAAGAATCTGAATCTGTTGAAAGTGTCAGAGTATAAGCATTCTGATCACCTTTAGCAGTACCAGTAACACCCGTACCAGCGGAAGCGCTTACATAATCATCTTTACCTAAGAACCAATACTTACCATTGCTATCTTCAACAACAACTGCAAGCTGACCAATTGATAAAGCTGCAATCTCTACTCGTTTTGCTGTTTCCATCTTTGTAAATACAAGAGCAAGCTCATTACTTACATAATTAACACCAGCACTTTCATCTACATTTAAAGTTGAGGTTAGAGAACCAGTAGCCTTTCTAAATTGGTAGTTATACCATTTAGCTGAAGACTCAAGAGTAATAGCTGAAATCATATTGCTCTCAGGATCAACCGTTACACTTTTAACATCTGCATACTGGGTAATCCATACCTGTTTGATTCCACCCAATGAAGGTTGGCAATCAAGTGTGATTCCTGCGATAGTTATTAAACAAGCCATAATTTCAATATCATTTAGAAGTTAATAAAATCTATTGAAATTAAGCCTTGGCACCTAATACTACTTCGTCAGGGAAAGCAACTTGTACACCAGCGTTAAATTCAATAGCTAATCTGAACTCGCGGAAATCCTGTGAATACCACAATTCGAATTTCTCTTCATCGTTCATCATATCTACACCATAGAAGAAGTTCTTGTCTAACTGACCAGCAACAATCTTATCAGTTCCATTAAGACCATTAACAGCAATAACCTTAACCTGCGAACCAGGAAGATAAATCTCACCATCAAGGCTTTCTCCGCTATAGTGGAAATAGTTCTTCTCAACAAGTTCATTTACGAACTTACGGAACATATCAGCACCAACAAGAATAGAAGCACCATCAAGAACCTTCTCAGGAATTGCATTATAAACTGCCATAATGTCAGTATAGGCAGATGTTCCAGCAATTGTTACATCAACAACACCATCAGCAGCACCAAGGATCTTTAACAGACCATCAAAATACTTCAGGTTATTAGTTTCTGAAGCCGTATCACCCTGCCAGATAGCTATCTCAATAGCCTCTTTTACGTTCTCTACAACAGCATTTACGAAATCCTCTTCAAAAGGAAGAGTCTTCTGACCAGCGGCTACCTTAACTGCATACTGAGTCCAGTATTTCAGCATAGCCTTATCGCAATATGCCATATTAATCTTAATATTACCAGTCTTAAGAATTCTCTGAGAAAGAGTCTGAGTTCCAGACTCATCCCAACCACAAGTAAGACCATCACCGAACTGAACATCGGTAGATAACAGGTTAAGAGCAGCATCAGTTTTAATATCTGTCTGAAGATTAAATAAACTTGCACTCTTAGCTTTTAAAACCGCTTCCTTAATAAGAGGGAGACGTCTTTGCTCCACATAAGCAGGAAGAGTTGTCATTACAGGACTATTTGCCATAATTATTTAAAATTTTATAAATTAACCAATAAAGTTTTTAAGCTTTCTATCTATTTCTGCTATCCCACTTATAGGAGCAGTTGTTTTATTTTCAAGTGTTTCCTCTGCTGAAAAAGCAGCACTCATCTTACTCATTTTTTCTACAGTCTTTTCAGTAGCTTCTGATTTTCCTTCAAGTTCTGCTACTTTCTTAACAAGCTTATCTACAATATCGTAAAGCTCATTAATTTCGCGATGAATAGCGTCGATTGCATCAGTCTCAGTTTCTTTAACACCGTCTGTTTCAACAGCAGGATCAGTAACTTCCTCAGCTTTTACTTTCTTAGTTCCACAAGCAGCATCAACCTCAACAGTTCTCATACCCTCTTCTGGATCAACTTCAGCTTTAGGATCAGTAATGGACTCTACTTTACCGTCTTTAACAACAATCGTTTTGCCATCTTCGGTAACATACTCACCATCAGCAGCAGGTGCATATTCGCCAGTATCAGTATCCATTGTATATACACTCATACCTGCCCTTAGATCCTCATCCTCACTACCATCGTAAGTTAGAACTCCAGCACTAGTCTTAACATCGTTAAATTTTGCTAAGAGTTTACTAAGTTCGATTCTCAGTTTAGTTAATTTGTTCATACTTAAATTTAAAATTTTTATGATAGTTTTGTTTATTTTTGCAACATTTTATAATAGCACTATGATCAAAATTTCCGTTTCTTTCAGCGTCCATAGCAGATTTCCAAGTGCATATATAAGTATCATTAATATCTGTCATAATTATACGTTTACTTACTTTTTCTTTCTGCTGTTCAGTTTGTTTAGTTCCCAATCTACATTCTCTTAACTTTAATTTTGTTTCATCCTTTAATACTCTTCCAGACTGTTTTAAAGACATTTTGTGTTTAGATTCTTCACTGTGTTTAAATCCAGTATTAGAACCTCCACCTTCATTTAAATTATAACCATTATTTAATGTATCAAATAACTGAATATATTTAATTTCTGCATTATTTAGTTGTCTTTTCAATAATTCTGTAGAAGAACAACAAAAGATTTGAAGAATTTCCCATTTAAAGTTATTGAATCCATATTTCCTAATCGCTCTATGAAAATATGTAAGATTAGAACTGTATTTATGTTCATTCTTTCTTCTCAAGAAATTATTTGTTTGTCCTACATATTTATTGCCATTTATAAGATTTGTTGCTAGATATATAACTCCACTATACATTCTATTTAACTCTTTTTATTTTTCTCAACATTTTTTGAATCTCTTTAAGTTCCTCATATTCATCAGATTGTCTTTCTAAAGTAAACAATCCCTCAATAGAGAACCCTTTAAACTTGCCAGCTTTAATTGCATCCCATATAACAGGATTATTTACTTTATAAGTAGCAAATAATGAACCATCTGGACAATCAGCAAATTCAACTGGATTAATTCCTCTATCTATATCTTTAATATATAGTTCTTGAAGAATTATTCCAGGAATTACTGAATCTTCCAAATGTTCAATATTTACATCAGTAGTTCTCTTATCATACATCATTTTTTCAGCCATTAAACGGAGAGTTTCTTTATCATATTGAATATAATATTCTCCGTTTTTACTATCCCGTCTAAATATAGGTATATCACATACCATTAAACAAGAAGTAACTATATGTTTTTCTTCATCCATCGAGAACTTCTGAGATTCCCCAAAAGCAAGCCAATTAACTTGGGTTGCAGGTTTACTGGTCAATGCTACGAACTCTATTCCATCACAATCATCAGCAATAATTGCTTGATATAATGGAAGATCATTATACATTTTTTCCATTTTTTATTAATATATAAGCTATTTTAAAAATGTAATATTGTTACAATCTTTTATTTTTATATATTTATATACTATCAAATGTCAAGTTTTTTACTCAAATTTGTATCTAAGATAAATAAATTTTGACATAGCACTACTATATAAGCACTGATAATCAGCAACTTACATAGTAGTGTGTCATAAATTTTACTCACTTTAGAAACTTGCATTTGATTCTGTAACTGCAACTTTAGTTTGAGCAGTAGTAATATCACTCTCAACTACATAACATTTAACTGGTTGATTCAATTCATCAGTCTCTTTATTGCCAAGTAAGTTTCGAGTATATTCTACAGGAGCTGTATTTAAAGCAGCAGGAGCAGTAGTTCCTGCATCACTTCCAGAACCTCCAGATGAAGGAAGCTGCTCATTTTGGATAGCTTTTACATTAGCAATACCAGCTATAACAGCAGTAGCAGCTGCAATAGGAGCAAGAATAGGTCCTACAAATGGAATACCCACCATAGCTTTATATGCACCTTGGGCAGAACTGATAGTATCAATAATAGCTTGAGTAGTAGCTAATGCTTTATAAACTTTAAATGATTTCTCTCTTTGCTTCTCTGATTTTGAATCATCACTAGCTTCTTGTTTAAATACATTAGCTAAAGCTCCACTTAAAGAAGAAGCTACATTCATAGTAGCTTGAATAGCCTGTTGCTTTTTAGCTTGTCTATCTTTAAATGCTTGAAGATCTGCTTCTTCTCTTGCATTAGCTGCTTCTGATAAAGCTATATCATTAGCTTCTTGCTGTAATTTAATTGCTTGAGATTGATTGGCATATTCTTGTTCAGTTATCAGCTTATTGTTATATTGCTCATCTAAAATAGCTTGCTGTTGAGACATCAATTCATTCTCTCTTGTAATTCTATCTTTAGTGAGATTATATAACTGTTCATTATAAGCTAATGTATCTTGATATTGTCTTTGAACATCTTCTCCAGATTGATAAAAATCCGTTGAACCAAATTGTTGAACTCTAGTTTCATAACTTCCAGATTTACCTGCAGATAATGCAGCCTCTTTATTTGCAAATAATTGAGATTCCCTATCTTGCATTTCTTGTAATGCAGATAATCTATCTTGAAGCTCTGTTTTATAAATTTCTCTCTGATCTTCTAAATATTCTTTATTATATGCATCATTTACTTGTTTAACTCTTTTTAAATATTCCTCTTGAGTTAATTCTTTTTTATCGAGTAGCCATTTTAAATCATTTAATTGTAACTGATAATTTTCTTTTAAAATTAAATTTTCTCTATCTGTTTCACTTAATAAAGTTTTTTCATTATCAGACCAATATTTATCAATAGCTGCTTTTTTAGTTTTTATTTCATCTTGAAGTTTATCTAAAGCCTGTTTTCTAGCTCTTGCCGCTTCTTCTTCTGCTTTTTTTCTATCTTCAAGAATTTTATTTCCTGTTTTTACAAGATTTTGATAATCCCTTAAAGGATTTTTAGTCTCGTCTAAGTATTTAGTGTTATCTGCTAAACTTTCAGAAACTCTTTGTAATTCTAATCTCGCCTCTTTTACATCCTTCCCAGTTACTTTTTTTAAGAATTGTTGTCTAGATAATGTATTTTTAAATAATTCTGAGATTTCCTCTTCTGTTTTACCAAATCTTGTACCTATTGATAGTAAATCTTTATCATAAGCAGTTAGGGCATTCCTAAATGCCTTATCTAATTCTATAATATCTTTCAAAAATGCCTTAGCTTCCCTTTCTTCAAAAGTTTGAAGGGTAACAGCAGCTCCTACTTTTGATAATTCCTTATATGCATCAGTAGCTTTAATTACATTTTCTATCTCAGTTTGTAGTTCTGGATTTAATTTGATTAGGTTTTCATACTCTTCTCTTCAAAATGATTCTTTAGCTTGAGTTCTTAAATTCTCATTTCTTTGTCTAATATTTTCTATTTCATCGCTTGTTAATTTAGCTTCATCTTTTAGTGAAGTAAGTTTATCTATAAGCAAACCAACTGCTACAAGTAGAGCACCAATTCCTGTTGATACTAATGCTGCCTTAAATCCATTCATAGCAACTGATGTACCAGTTATTGCTACAGATAATGCTTTAAATGATTTTACTCCATTAAGAATACCTTCACCTAAACCTTTTAATCCTCCAATTCCCTGAACTATAGCAATTGCTGCTTGCAATTTAACCATAGTTTTTTGAAGATTCTCTGTATCTTTTCCAAATAAAGTGAATGCTGCACTAACAGCTGAAACTCCTCCAGCTAAACCTCCTGCTACTTGATTTATACTGTCAAACGCCTTAACTGCATTTACAGTTTTACCTTGCATAGATTCTGTAGCAACACCTAACTTATTTTGAACATTAACAAGTTCTTCAAGCTTTTTAGTATAGTCAGTACTACCAATCTCAAGATCTTCAAGTTCAGCCGTCAAGCCAGCTACTTCTTCTCGTAGCTGCTTGATCGACTTTGAACTGGTTTTAGTATCTACACTAATTACTTTTTTAATTTCTTCAGCCATATTAGTTTATAGTTACGTTTTTAACAGTATCTTCTGTTAGTGTTAAATTCTCTGTATATTTAACTGTTCCTGTTGGTCCGTCAGATACTCTAAATAAAAATTGAACTCCATTTTGAGCATATATTCTATAACTTCCATCATCTCTCATATAAGTGACATTTAAGAAATTATCATTTTCAGTTAGAATCTGATTAACGCCAGAAGGAATACCTCCAGTAGAAGTTTGAAGCTTTCCTGTAATAAGAATAGCTTTATTTGGGTCTGGAGTTTGAGTAAACATACATTGAGGGCCATTTATACTTCCTTGTTTATAAAGACTAAAATAGAAACTCCTTTGATTATATGTAGTATTCTCATTATAAGTAACTGTTAATTCTGTTTCTCCAGGTTGCCCAGATTCAGGTGTAATGCTTACAATTTCATTTGGACTATATCATCCTAATTCTCAAGGAATATTAGAAGTAACTGTAATCTTTTTAGTCCCAGCTTTATAATCTACAACTGGATCTGAATCGTCAAATGATATATACTCACCTAAATTTTGAATTCCAGCTAAATAACTATTAATATCTTGAACTTTAATAAATTCACATCTAACTGTAGAATCTGAATTAATATCATAAGCATCAATCTTATTAAGTACCCAGTAAGAATCTTCAAAATAATAGAACTGTCTAAGTAAATCATACTTAACATCTAAATCATCCAATCTTACAAAGCAGGTAACTTTTTTAGTATTTACATCAAATTGATCATTATAAAATTCACTCCAGAATCTACTATATAAAGTAGATTGTTCTAAATAACTAACTTTATCAATGTATATTTCTCTTGGAACCCCAAAATCTCAAGATGAAGATATAAAATTACTAGAAATAGTGTATCTTATAAATTGTGGTAATATGTTTCTTCTAATAGCTATTTTTTGTCCTGCAGAATTATTTTCACTATTAGTATAGATATAACAAGGTTCTCCATCATTAAGAACTGACATTTCTGTAACATCATCAGTAATCCAATAATAAATAGGATTACCATTTATATCTTTCATATTAACATCATCATTATAAAATAATAAAGTACTTTTTATCTCTTCAAGACTTTGTTCATTATTATCTAATGTATAAAAACAAGTTTTTGCAAATATATCATTTCCAGGAACATCCCACCATTCTGTAGTCTTACCTTGGTCTATAAAATTAGCTCCATATAAATCCTGATCATTAGTCTTTACTTCTGTAGAAGTTCTATTAAATAAACTATATGTAATATTATCATTCATAAATGCGGGTACATAAGTATTTCCAGAATTAAAGAAATTTCTAAAATACTTATCTGCATCTCTTGCTGATACTACATTTTGAAATATATTTCCAGAATATAAATCAGTATTATCACTATTAAAATTATATCCAGTGTTTAATCTTTGCTGACCATAATCTATATCATATTGTCTATCATATTTCTTGGCATAATATGTTTCTGGAGTTTCTAATGACATAGTGTATCACTTCTTATCAAATAATATTGGATTTACATTGAAGTCTTTAGAATAATCAATTCTTTTACTCCAATCAGAGATTATATTCTTAAAGAAATTATTTCTAGTATGTATTCTAATTGTTTTACTATCAATATCTTTTGTAAAATATAATCCAAATAGTTTTGCATAACTTAATAAGTAATCAGCAGGAGATTGTTCTGTCTTTAATAATTTCTGCTTAGTAATTAAAGCATCAGAAGTAACTGCTGAAGGCCAAGAAGCCTTTAATGTATATTGAGTTTCATCATATAAAAATTCTGACCATCCAGCCACTCTATTTGCTGTGACATTATTAGGATGCATATTATCTGATTGTCATACTGCATCTTGATTGTATAAACTCTCAGTTCTTCTTGCAATTTGTATATTCACTAAAATCTTATTAACTTTAGGCATATCTTTTACAGTAAATCTGAAAGTATTAGTATTATTATCACTTTTAAAATAATACCTATTTCCACTATCTTTTACAAAGTGACCAAAAATAGCTTCTACAGGTGCATCAGTTAATGGATAATAATTAAACCAAGTTCCAGGTCCTGATTGAACTTGAGTGTTTATCTTATTTGTAAAGTTATATAAAGGAGAGTATGCTATAGGTCTACTAGGAGATGAAGTATCTTCAGCATCATATATCAATATCTGTGCTGTTACTGATGTTCTGTAAGGATCATTCCTATAATCTGTATTTCCAGCTCTTCCGTTCCTTACATAAGATAAATATAAATCATTACCTGCTGAAACATTTGCATTATAAAATAGCTGAAAATCAACATTAATATTAACAAGAGTATTAGCAGGAGTTGCAGATAAATCAATTACTTGACCTTCCCCAGGAACTATTACATCACTCCCTGTAACACTAAATCTACCCCAGTTTACTGAAGTAGTTGTTCCTCCAGGTTTTAATCCGCACCAAAATAAATCATTATATTTAGTAAGTTTGGCATTCTCTGTAATATTATCTGATTCTTCATCTTCAGTAGATCCTAATAAAGGCAATGCAACAAATGCTTTATTTCAATATGGATTTGAGTAATTAAAGAAATCTGGGTCCATTATAACATCATATCCAGAATTTTCTTTTCTACAGATAGTTTCAATTAACTTACTCAATTTTAAAGCTGGCCTCTGCATATAACTTCTAAGATCTCTCATCTCCCATTCTGTATATGCTCTATTTAATTTAGCTAATCCATACCCATTATAAGGTGTATATGTAACTCCTGAATCTGTCTTACTAGTAGGAAATATGCTATTTTCATTAGTATTTATTAAACAAGTTTCATTATCAAAGTTTTCATATAAACCATTATATGCTGGAATGAATGTTAAATAGTCATAGATTTGACTGCCTTCATTCGTTTTATTTCAGTCAAAACAAGTATTTACAAAATCTTTGTTAATATAAAAATTAAGTTCAGTATCAGCAGGAAGTGTATTCCCATCTTCATCAGTTACAAAGTATTGTAAATCAGCAAGAGTCCTAATAGTACCATCTTCTTTATATTTAAGTCCATAGAAGAAATCTCCTAATCCTCCATATAAAGTAATATTATAAGTAATGACAGCTTGTTTTATAGATATGCTATTTAATTGCATATATCCAGATTCAACTAAATAGCCATTATTATAAATTCCAAAATCAACTCGTTTTGAAGGATCAAAATATACTCCAGAGAAATTACCTTCTTTTATATGGAGAAATCTATCTAACTTATAAATCTCTCCAAAAATCTTATTATTATTTTTGTCTCCTGGAATGCTTATGGTCTTACTGAATGAATTTTTTACTATTGTTGGATTCTGAAAATCTTCTACAGTATAAGTCATTGGTAATGATATGCCTTCAGAACAATGTACTTCTTTTCCTGCAATAAATAATTTAATATTTTTACGCATATTTTCAAATATATCCTTTATGTTGTGAAATATTACCAATACAACACTGTCCTATATTTTGGGGAACAAACCCATATTTTTTAGTATCAGCAATTGAATTTCATCTCTTTATAAAAGTGCCATCTAAGCTTTCCTGTATTACAGGTTTTTTATTATTATTTAATCTATTTCCATAAGTAACATTATATTGAGCTGTACATCATTCTAAATTATCAACCCTATTATCCTCCTTTATCTCATTTATATGATTTACTTGTGGTAAGTTTTCTACGTTTGGAATAAACGCTTCTGCAACTAATCTATGAATATTGAATCACTTGCCAGACTTATTCTTTCACAATTGAACTTTTGTATATCCAGCTGGAGTATATCCACTCTTCAGTTCTTTATTGTTTTTTATAGAGAAGACTTTACCAGTATTACTTATCTGGTAAAGTCCCTCATATCCTTTAATGTCTTTATATACTTCCATAATTATTTACGATAAGTATCTTGAGAAGCTTCCACATTAATTGTATAATAGAACTTGTTTTTACCTTGATTAGTATAAGTTTTATATTCGCAATTTGTATCTGTAATCAATACTGGAGTGATAGTATTATCTTTAAGATTATGCAAATATACTTTAGTACTCTCAATTAGATTAAACATCTTAGAAGCTTGAATATCATTTAAATAACCAGTATAAAGAATCCAGCTTGAAGTTATAGTATTCAAATACTTATTTCTTGCAAACTCTTGTGATGTATTTAATACCTTGCGAGTATATGTTTCAGATTTAATCTCATCATTCTTTTTAACATTACCCTCAACAAGTAATGAATCTCATCCACCTGCTGAATTAGTATAATACAACACATAATCTTTACCTGTAGTATCTATATCATATCTAATCTGTCTATCACTAATATTTCCGTCTTCTACAAATCCTACTATTAAATAGCTCCCACAAGGCCATAGTTTATTGCTTAAATCTTCTGTATATGTATATCCATTAATTCCAGAATTTAAACTAATATCCATAGCAGTTTGTGCTCCATCTACATAAAAAAATCTATTAACAACTCCCGTTCCAGTTGGTAAAATTCAACTTGCTACTAAATATTGTCTTGGATCAACTAAACCAGTAATAGGATCACTTAACATAGTGCCTTTAGTTAGATCTCTATCTTTATAACTCCAATCATTGAAAAAAGTAATTGGCTTTTCATTTCCAGATGAAGTTATTAATGTAAATGGTTTCAAATATTCTGGAGATATTATAGTTTTAGAAGTATTAAATATAATACCGTTAGATAGATAATTCTCAGCTACATTATTTAATAAAAACTCTACTCTATCAGTTTCTGGATATTTATAAGCCTTGCCAGCATAAACCATATCCCCTGCATAATCTAGATGATATTCAATAAAATCTGAACTGATTATCTCATTCCAAACATAATCTTTCCAAATAGGAGATATATCAGATTTAACAGATTGTGTAATATTAATAGATAAATTAATAATACTTGAACTATTCTTTATAACAGATACTCCAATAGTTGCTTGTCTAGAAGATAAACCTGAATTTTCTGCAATGTTCAAACTAATAGTTGCTACACCTTGAGGATTCACAGAGAACTTCTGACCACTAATCCAACCTACAGGAATGCTAAATACAACATCATCTAAGTTATTAGAACCTGTACCAATTATATTTAATGTAGATGCAGTTCAACTTACTTCATAATTAGTATTAGGAATCATTAAAGATGTTGCAGCTTGTTTAATTGGAACTGTAGCTTCAAGAGTATAACCTCCAGAAGTTGTTGCAGTAACCATTGCACTAAACTCTAAATTATTAGTAGTTTTATTCTCTGGAACAGTTAATACAAAATAGTTATCAACAATATCCTTTTTAATATTACTAGCTTGAGGGCAGGTAACATTAAATGAAGTAATTGTTTCTTCTGCTTTAGTTGTACTTAAATGGAATTCTTCAGTAACAAAAGCAGCTGCTCCATAAGTTCCAGAAGAAGGAGTTACTACTAACTTTAAATCTTCAGGAGTATTACTCTTTTCAATCTTAAAGCCATAACTATAACTAATAAATTTATTAGTATCATAATAAGCCCCTAATTGGATAGTTGCAGTTAAATCAGTATTTCATTGAGTATTAGCCCTTACTGTGAATTTAAACTTAATAGAGCAAGAATCCCAATCCAGAACTTCCATATTAACTAAAGCTGTAGCATTAACAACTGCTGCATCTCATTTAATAATATCTGATCTATTTAATATATACTCTACTGTATATTCTCCACCAGTATTTGGTACTTTAATGGTGCCATTAGCAGGATAATATCCAGGAGCTTTACTATGTAAATTAATTGGTAAATCTTCCTCTAATAAAGCAGTAGTAATGCCTCTAGGATAAAAATGAAATACAGTAGAAGAATCAGTAGTTATTGTTGTAGGAGATAAAAATTGTATTGTACATCCTTCTTTACTTGGATCCTGTATAGTTACATTTAAAGGCCCTTCTTCAGTATAATCATCTCCCCAAGTCCAATAATCATATTCTCCAGTAATTCCCCATCCAGGATTATTCCATTTAACAGGAAAACTCCTTGATGCATTATATATTCCTAATTTACTTGGTATAAATGCCATTTTTAAAAGTTTTTAAATACATTATCAACTTGTGTTTCTAAATCTTTTGTAATTGCATCATCTAATAACATATAAGCATCTAATTCAGTTAATGATTCCTCTAATATATGTTTGCCTTCAATTCCTCTTTTGGAAATCTTTCTTGCTATTAAATATGCTAATTGATCAATAGTTGGAAGTAATCCATTATATGGACGAGGTAATACAGGCTTAGTTTGTATTCACCTTTTTATATCACTGATAGGAGGAAACTTTCCTGCATTTCTGCCATCCTCAACATACTTCCAATAATCTTGTATTTGCAAACTAACTTCATATACTTCATCTTGATCTTCAACTATATAATTAAGTGTATTACCAAGAGTTCCCGTATCATCTGAACCAGTTTGTAGTAATTTCTGCCTATATATAGAAAGTAATTGTTCTCCATATTGTTTTAAGACAGCTTCTAAATTGGGAAAATCCAAAACTTGATTTGCCATTTTTACTAAAATATATCATTCTCATATTGAGTATCTAAACACAAATAGGGAGATTTACTCCCTATTTAAGTGTCAAGTTTTTTACTCACTTTTAGTAGTTAAAATAAATAAAAACTGACATTTTAGTGTTTAGCTTTTCAAAGATCTATTTGTCTTTTTTCTTCTTTCCCTTTATCAAGTAAGTAGCAAATAATATTCAAAAACTCTTGAATCTGCATATCATATACTTGATGCCAGTTTAACCTTGTTACTTCACTAACTCTGTCTATTCAACAAATCCAGTTCCATTTTTGACTAAATTCAGAGTTTGTCTCGCTTGAACTATCCTCTTCCGTAATTGATGTTTCTTTACTGGATCTTTCTCCTTTTTCATCAATTTCTTCATCTCCCGCATTGAAGAGATTAGGGTAGCTATGGTTAAGCTCTCTAATAATTTGCAAAAAAAAACCATTACATCAGTAACAATAGTAATTGGAATCTTATCATATAAATCTTCTGCTAGTTCCATTACATCATAACCCTCATTATACTTCTTTCCTTTAGGAATTAAAAAGCATAAGAATATATACTTCTGATTCTTTTCATAATCTTTATAAAAGTTCTGAAAATCAATATACTGAGCAGCAGTCATATTTCTGAGATTTAATTGAACTGTATATTTATTACCATCAATATCATACTCAGTTTCTGGAACTTTGGATTTATATTTATTTACAATAAAATGAATCTTACTAAGTTCTGCAGATAATTGATCTACGGTCATATTTAATAAAGCATCCCTTGCTTCATCTGGGTTATCTGTAAGTAATGAGTAGATCTCGATACTCCTATCTAAATCTGTCATTTTTACATCACTCATAATAAATGTATTTAAAGCTTGGAATTTCTTTAAAGATACTTCTTCCCATTTAGTTGCTACATTCATACTATTTAATTTTAATATTATAATGTCCTTTGTTTGTATTTAATGAGTCATAGGCTAGCATTAATGAAATTACTGTATCATCATTAAATCCAGATGGAGCATTATAACTAACATTTCCAGTTTTTGGATTATATGAAGCTTCATATAGTCTTAACTCATTTAAAAGTTTATCATCTTTTAATAATCCTATCTTTTCATTCTCCAAAGCAGCTTGAAGCTTATTAACTATATCTGCCTTACTCTTATTAGTAGTTAAGAATCGTATAATCCTGATTTTCGGATTCTTCCGAACTAACATATCATAGAAGACACTACCAATTGAGTTTTGTTCAACTTGTACAATCTTTATAAATCCTTGATACTCAGTTAGTATATTTGTTAATAAATCAACTTGCTCTGTTGGAGTTTTATCGTTAAAATACTTTATAAAGACCATTTGCCCAGATTCATTTAAAGCAGTAACACAAGTATAGTCTTTACCACTTCCAGTAGCCCAGTCTATTCCTATATAAAGACTCTGATAATCTGGTTTTTTCTCAATTATGCAATTAGCTATATTATTAAATAAACATCCATCATCATCTGCAAATTCCCCTAAATATTCGGTTCTAAATTTATTTTTTGAGGTTGTAAGTCGATACATCTCTAACTTCTCTTTATCTAAAAGCATAGATGTATCTTCTAAAGCTCAATCAAATGATTTATAGAACTTGTCGTATTTTGGATCTAACCCTTTAGTAAAGCAGTCATAAAAGAAACCCTCTCGAAACCTTGGAGTACTAATAATTAATATTGGAGCAGACCACACATCAGTAGTAGGTTTAATAATTTCAAATACTTCATCTTTTAAGTAAGCAGCCTCATCTAATACAAGTAATCCACTTACAGAGAATCCTCGTAACGAATCCATTTGTTCTCCAGATCTAAATAATATAGAACTGCCATTATTAAACTCTAATTCAAGCAAAGTTTCATTCTTACGTTTAAGAATATCTGCTTCAGCTATAGCATTAACTATTTCTTTAAACACTTTTCTTGATTGTCCAAGAGTAGGTTCTACTATACAATTGACTGTTTTTGGATAGTTAATTGCAAATCGTAATAATTCATTTTCAGCTAAGAAAGATTTACCTACTTGTCGTTTAGCTTTAATTGTAAATATCCTTCCAGATCTATAAGCATCTGCCATAGCTATATGAACCTTATATTGGTACATAAATGGCCTATATCCTTTATATATCCTTGTCATTTATAATAGGATCTCCAAATTTAAATTGGCATTCATTATTTTGAATATTAACTTGAATTTCTGGTTGATTTAATCCAAACATAGAATTTATTGTTTTAATAACCTCAGTAGCAGATCTTACATCATTTTTACTAATAGCAATATCCAACAATGTTTCCAATCTTGTTAATTGTATATGTCTTAAATTCTTTATAAGATTATCATTTTTATCTGCAATAATCTTATAAGCTTCTCTAATATATTTAGCAGCAGTAGTTTGCCCAACTCCATATTTAGTTTGAAGTTCCTCACTTACTTTATTTCTGGACCACCCTTTATTAAATAATCTTGCTGCATAAAGATATTTAGTTTTTTGTTCGTCTATTTGATCCTCTTTTACTTCTTCCTTTTTCGGTCTCCCTATTTTCTTCGGCAGTTCCTGATTCTTTACTTTCATTTTCCTTTAGTTTTTCTTGATATTCAAAATAGATTGGGGCAATCCTCTTTATAAGATTAAGTATACAAGTAGCACAAGCTACGCTCATTCTATATTCTTGTTCAATTAAACATTCATAAATCTCTTTAAGCTTAATTACATCCTGCTTTTGTACATTTCTGCAATAATTAGACTTAGTTGCAGTTACAAATCTATCTTCAAATCCTCTTAAATATTTAAACTGCTCTTCTGTTAATTGTTTCATAATTAGCACTTTTTAGTATAAGTAAATATAGAAATTAACTTTCCATTCTTGTAGTGATAAATAACTTCTGTTTCCATAAAATATAATTTTTAATCAATAAGTTTGTATATAACATCTATCAGCTTAGTAGATGCATCTTTTAATAATATCATAATATCTTTAATTAAGTCGTTATAGTATGCAACTAGCAATACTAATAATAAGTTCGGCAAACTAAACCCAAATCAAAATAAACTAATTATACCAATTCAGGTGCCTAAACACCAACTACACACCCAAGGCTTAATCATTCAATCTTCATTAAATGGTAATCCTCTATATAAGTAATTTCATAATCTTTTCCTTATAAGAATATCAATTCCTGACATAGTATATATAACTATAACAGTATTAATTATTAAAATACTTCCAAATAAACCCATAACAATGTTTCCAATTTACTTTGTTCCTACAAAACTTGGAAATGGTTCCATTATCATATCCCAAGCATCTTTTTATTTCTCTTATAGAATCTCATACTTTAATTAGGTTGCCATCTAAGTCATACTGAGCTACTTTTTTAGCAAGTGGGCCATTTGTTAATTTTTCAACAACTTTCTTAGTATGAGTGCCATAATTTAAATTATACTTAGCAGTACACCACTCCAGATTTTCAACTCTATTGTTTAACTTATTTTCGTCAATATGGTTTACTTGAGGTAAATTATTTGGATTTGGTATAAACGTTTCAGCTACTAATCTATGCACTCTAAAATTATATGTTTTGGAATGCAGTGAAATCACAATATAACTATATTCTCTAGTAATGTATTGTTTTATAATCTTACTTGAGTAATTATATTCTCTGCCATCCTTATATTTGACTACCCTTTGCATAGTTCTAACTCTACCAAGAGTACTTACTTCAAAAGGAAAATCCTTGTATTGTTTCCATTCTTCTAACATATCCTTCCACATATTTTATTTCTAATATTACTTATACACCTTGCTATGGTAGTATGACTAATTCCTAATATTCTTCCCACTTCTCTATAACTGTGATATTCAGCATATAATATGATTACTGTCTTATCTGCCTTATTAAGCTCAAGTCATTTTGGATATATACTTAATAGTCTATCATCCATATTTGTAAACATACTATAGTCTATTTCATACTCAGTAAGTAAATCGTCAATATTAATCTTCCGTTTCATAATACTTTCATTTAAATCCTTTGGAAGTTAATTGTCTTCCTTTTAAACAAGCAATAATGTTTGATATAACAAATCCATTTCTCTTTAATTCATTTATTGAAGGTCATACTTTAATAATATTGTTATCTGTATCTAACTGCACAATTCGCTTGGAGCTTTTATTATTCTGGCAGTTTTTAACAAAATTATTAATTCTATTGCCGTAAGTAAGATTATAAGACCTTGTACATCATTCTAAGTTTTCTATAACATTATTGCATTTATTTTCATCAATATGATTTATTTCACAATAACTGTTAGGATTTGAAAGAAACGCTTCTGCTACTAGTCGATGTATATAAAAATTTTTTCTACCTTGTTTATTATATAAACAAACAAAAGAATATCCACTATTGGATTGCATAGGTTTAATAACTCCTCTAACACTTTTAACTCTGCCTAAAGTGCTAATCTGGTAGTTCGGGTAATTCGTTATATTCTTCCAGATCTCCATCATCATTAATTTTATCTGTTATAAAAATATCATAATATCGTTTATATGCATAATAGTATCTGCTATTCTTACTGAACCAGTTGTTTTTAAATACTCTTACAATTCAGTATTTTAATTCATTTTTGGCCAATAAACTATTTAATTTGGCATTATCTGTCTCTAGTAAAGCCAGTAGACAAATTTGAAAACAATCATCATCCATTCCAAATTTAAGTTTTAACTCTTGGCAGAAGTCATAGTATTTGGTAATAATCTCATTATTCGTCATTTGCTATATAATTACTAAATTCTGTATTTACATCTATCTTAATGGCTTTCTTTAAAGACAACTCTGTTTTTAATGAATAGCCATAAGTTCCTCCAAAATCTGTTGTAGAACAACCATATTTCATAGAATCCTTTATAAAGGCTTGTTTTATATCTTTAAATATATATACTCCATCATCAAATATTATTACTAATATAGAATTATTTCTTGATAGCATATCAAATTTATCCCTATTAATAATAGTGGTTGGATATTTATTAGAATTGAATCTTCTTCTTTTAACTTCAATTATATAATCAATTCCATTCCAATTAAATGTTCCATCATACCTGGAATAATCGTCTTTACATCATTCTATATCTATATTAAATTTCTCTTTAAATAGATTCTTTGTAAAGACTAAACTTCTTATATCTGTTTTCATTATTTTATATTATTAATTTTAAGTGTTAAATCACAATATTCTTCATATAAATTAGATACTTCTTCACTTGCTGGATTAACCCACATTACTGAATCTAATTTATGTTTTAATTCTGCTCTTTCTAATCTTAATTCAAATGTTTTATGTTGTCTTTCCTGATAGACTTCATTTACTCTAAAACCTGCAACAATTGAAGATGCAATTAAAAGACCAACTAAAATTTTATTTATTTTTTTCATAATTTTATTATTTAATATGTTAATACTTGTTTTATTTTGATAGTACAAATATACAACAAAAATTTCCAATTTCCAAATTTTTTAGGTATTATTTTTATTATTTTCAAAAAAATATTACTATTTGTATTTTTATTATATATTAATAAAAACAATATGATTTACGTAATTAAATTAACTAAAACGAATTTTATTAAAGTTGGTTACACTACTAATATAAGTGGCAGACTAACTGCTTATAAAAATACTATTCCAAATGAGATGATAGAATTTTTTATAGCAAAAGAAGGAAATAGAGATGATGAAAATTATTATAGAGATAAATATAGAGCATATAAAACTAAGAGTAATTCAGAATGGTTAAAACTTCCAGATGAATTAATTGTAGAGCTATTAGCAGATTTTAAGAGTGCAAATAATATAAAAATAAATAAACAAAGCAAAAAAGAATGATATAATGAGAATATAGATAAATTAGTAGAATTGTGCTTATCTGGAGTATCATTAAATAGAGCTGCAATTCAATTAAATGCACTAAATTGAGACTGAATAAAATATGCTAATCAAAGATACGAAAAAGAGAATGGCAAAAAATTAACAAAACTTTGGGTAAGAAAAATCAAGAAAAGTTTTGCAGAATAAAAATTTATTATTATATTTGTAGTGTAAAGAAAAAAAAAATAATTTTTTATTAAAAATAATACCCGAATTATTTGGAAATTTAATTTTTATGTATTATATTTGCAGTATGAAACTAAAACTAATAATTCTAGGCAGGTGAAAATCCTGCCACTTTTTGAATCTTACTGTCAAGTTTTTTACTCACTTTTAGTAGTAAGAAAATAAAAATATTGACAAAAACTTTAACTATTTAAATTATTAAAATTATGAAAACATATTTAAACAATTTGATTAATGAGTTGCCAACTAACTGCTTATTTGATAAAGGAAAAGTTGGATGTGGAGGAACTTCAATGGCAATTGAATGTAATAAGCCTTATGTTATTTGTGTTCCATTTACTAGCTTAGTTGAGAATAAACTTCAACAATATCCAAATGAAAGACGTACTGAGAAGATATTTGGAGTTTATGCTGGAGTTACTATTAAAGAGATTAAAGATTACGTAGATAGTGTTAAATGTCCTAAAATTATTGTTACATATAACTCACTTCCGAAGGTTATTTCTGCAGTTAATACTAAAGAATACAGTTTATTAGTAGATGAATATCATATACTATTTAATCAGTATAGCTTTAGAAAGGATGCTATTAAACCTGTTTTAGAGAACTATAAATTATTTAAAGATTTTACATTTATGACTGCAACTCCTCTTGAAGAAGAATTCGTATTAGATGAATTAAAAGATTTAGAATTAGTAAAACAAGAATGGGATGATGTTATTGAAACTAAGGTACAAGCCGTTAAATGTAAGAATGTTGAAGCTTCAACTATTAAATTAATTAATGCTGTTCTTAATAATCAAGTTGAAGGTAATGTTTATATATTTGTAAATTCTGTGGACTTTATAAAGAATCTTATTCAGAAAGCTAAACTTACAGAAGAGAATACCAGAGTTATATATTCCAAAAACAATAAAACCAAATTATCAATTCATAATTCTACAGTATTAGATGAACCTAAGAAAATAAATTTATTAACTTCTACAGTATTTGAAGGTTCTGATATTTATGATGAAAATGGAAGAATTGTAGTAGTAAGTGATGCTCAAAAAGCACAAACTCTTCTTGACATCTCAACTTCAATCCAACAGATTGCTGGCAGAATTAGAAATAGTAAATATTTAAACTGGATAACTCATCTTTACTCAGCAACAAGATATGCAGATATTAGTTATGAAGACTTTAAAAAGAAGAATATCCAGAATATTGAGGAAACTAAGATTGCTGTAGATGCTTACAATGCAATGCCTGAAGTTGCAAGAAAGAAACTTAAAGAATTTACATCTGATACTTATATCCAAGTAAATGATGATTTTACATTTACATTTGATCCAAATATGGCTAAGGTAGATATTTTTAACTTTAAAGTGACAAGAGGTTTATATTCTATTAGAACGAATCTTAATAAAGAATATATAAAGAATGGATTTAAAAAAGTAATAGAATGTGAAGACAACTCTATTAAGATTGATTTTGAATCTGATAATAAACCATTTAAAGAACTAATTAAAGAAGTTAGAACAGAATGGGAAAATAAATTTAAACTGAATACTCCACTCTTAAATGATGCTATTATTAAATATCCTTGGTTACCAGAAGCTATTAGTAAATTAGGATTCGAAAAGATGGCAAGCTTGAAATATTGCATTTCGGATATTAAAGATGCTCTATTAAAGAAATCAAATAAAAGTGCAGATAATAAAGCAGCTAAGAAGTTAAATCAATCAATTACTCTTGGAATGTGGTATTCTAACGCTGATATTAAAAAGTTTGTTAAAGAAGCTTATGAAATTAGTGATATTACTATTACTCCAAAAGCAACAGAAATTGATAAATATTATGAAGTTAAAAAATGCCAGAAAAGAGTAAATGGTAAACAAACTGAAGGTTATGTAATTATTAATAAAAAATTTGTATTTAATAAATAAAAATATTATATTTGTGATATGGAAAGTGATATTAAAGAAACAATTAAACAAACAGAAGAGTATATTAAAGAATTGGATAAATGAATGCTCGAATGTAAAGAGGCTACTAAAAGATTTGGTGATATTATAGATAAAGTATTAAAAGATAAAGATTATATGTTTATTTCTAAATTTGATTAATTATGGATGATTATTTATTTAAAAAGCTTGAAGAACTAGAATATAGAATAGTTCAACTAGAAAACCAGAATAGAGGTTTAGTTTGGGAAGAAGTAAAAGAAACACCCAAACCAGAGATTCCTAACGCAACATATATTGACTAATATGAAGTACTTTACATATAAATTATGCTTAAATGGAGTAAATTACGTTTATGTAATTCCCGAAAATAGTAAATTCTTAGTAGATTTACAAACTGGAGAATTAATACCTAAAGATGAGAAATTATTTGAGATAATGGAATAAACAAAAAGGAGGGTTATTTGCCCTCCTTTTCTTTTTTATTAAACATATCTTCACTTGAATCCTTTAGCTGTATTTGCTAATCCACCACATACTCTACTAATAGCTCCTCTATCAGTTCCTACAGATTTGGCTGCTTCTGTGCAACTTTCATACTCTTGAATAAAATTACCATCTAAATCATACTGAGCTACTTTACGACATCTTTGTTTGTTATGAGCATCTACTTTAACTCTTCAAGATTCTGGGCAATTATGTTTCTTTCCCTTATTAGAATTAGACAGTTTCTTCTTTCATTCAGAATTAAATTTGACTCCGTAATTGCCTCCTTCTCCTCCAGGTTTCAAATTTAAACACATAGGATCAGTGTCCCATTTATCTCCAATTAGTTTGTATTCTAATTTAGATAATTCATCTGCATTAGTGCAAGTTGCCAAAATAATCTTTTGGTATGCATTAGGGAATCTTTTGTAATAATTAGTAATAATCCTTCCTGATCCTTTATATGGATCTTTATTTATGTCTTTACCTCTATAAATCCTTTTCCCAATATAATACTTGCCTCTTAATGTACCTGCAGTTAAAATTATTTTATAACAATAGTAAAACATTATATAATAGTAAATTTCTGTCGTCTTTGCATCCCGTCTTTATTCTTTAATCCCAAGTGTATTCAACTTGCTATACCATTCCTAGGCCTTTCATATATCAACTGGTCGAAATCAAATTCTTCAATAGCTTCAGCAATCCAACTTTGGAATACTTTCATATTACCATTAATTGGAGATATATCTGCTGCATACCCTGTTAAATGAGCAGAAGTTGAAGATCCTCCTACTGCTTTATTAAGCTCCTTATTTCTAAAACCAGAGGAAATCCTGATGCCTGCGTTACCAAGCTGATTGTCATCACAATACTTTGCCCATCTCTCTCTTATTGGGTCTAAAAGCTTCTCGACCAACTCTATCAGGTGCTCTGTTATACTCTCATCTGGAGTGTTATCTATATGCTTAATTGAAGCAGTATCAGATCTTGTTAATTCTTCGAGTGTGAAATACTTCATTATTTAAGTACATCTTTAATCATAACATATCTATAAAATAGATGTGAAGCTACACCTATTACAAGTAATACTACAGTAATCCAAAAAGGAATTACTTTAATTAGTAAACATATCAGCAGAATAATAACTACTGCAATTACATATTTTAACCAATATTTCATATTATATTTTATTTAAAATTATACTTATCTGTATTCCAGTTCTTCTTAGATGTACTCAAGTATCATAAGGCATAGGTGTATCACAGAATGATAAACCTAAAATGCCAATATCTTTATCCTCAGTCTTTAAATAAAATACTGCTATTTCATTCACTCTGTTGGATTTAAATGCATAATATAATCTTGGATCATCTGCTTCTAAACTATCTATATTACCAAACCATCCATCATTCTTAGAAAACTCTATAATTGAAGTATAGTCAGATAACAGGAAATCTTTATAATGGCTACTTACAGGTCTTATTCCTGGTTTTACTTCCTCTGCATTCATTACTCCATAGGTAAATGGAAGTCCTCCTAATCCAGTAGTTCCATTATGATATTCAATAACCCAAGCTCTATCAGCATTGGTACTTTGAAGCAATTCTTTAAGCTTATATTTAATCTTCAAAGTTGCTTCATTTCTTGCAATAGTTTTAGAATTGTGAGTTTGTTCAATATAGGTTACAACCTTATTATAAACAATAGAGGGATTAAGTGTAATAACCATTACATAGGATATAAATATTAATCCAATCCCTGCTTTAAATATCTTTAGTAATCCATATTTATCTACTCATTCTAATACCTTTCCAAACCAGTTTAATTTATTTTCCATTACATATTATCAGAACAAGTACCCAGAGTATTGTCTACAGCTAAATCAACTCTAACAAATACTCCAGTACAAATATCTTTGAACTTCTGATAAAATGGAGTAAAAATTAAAGGATAAGAAATATCAACTTCTGGATATTGGTTATTAAATCGGTTAATTATATTAGTTAATGCTAATATTCCAGCTGATTGCTCTTCAAGCTGATTATTATCAGTCTCATCCCATCTTGCTATAAAATAGAGATTTAAAGAGTAAGTAATAGTATCCTCATCCATATTAAATGTATTTGGAGTTATATAAAATACATTATATTCAATAGTTGGGATACTATTAAGTTCATATATATCCTTACTTCCTACAAAATTAATATTGGGTTCTTCAAGAGCACAAGCTTTTAAATTGTTTATTAATTCAAAATACGTCATCTTACTTACTCTTTTTATTGTTATCACTTGAAGGGAAATCATAAGCTCTTTGCAGAGGACCTTCACAAGAATTATATCTCCAACCTTTACCTCTAGCTCCACCTAACCAAATAGTGCAAGATGAACTTGAATACATATTTGGATACATATCTTTAAGAGGTTTATAAGAATACAATTCAGGAAAATCATTATAATATGTAATTACCCAATTTTGTAATCTTGTTTTAAAGAAATCTGCTTTATCTCTATAATATTTCTTAATAAGATTAACTTGATTAATATCAGAAGTTAAATCTTTCTCATCATCAGTCCTCATAACACCAAAGTTACTAAGCTTAAACGAAATAGGTATAGTAATCTCACTTAATACTTGATAAAGTAAATAAGGCTGAATATAGTAATCTAGCAATTCTTTATATCTATGATTTTCTGGGTCATCTATAGAAGTAGGATCATAAATAGGAGGTTCTATTGGATGAACTGGTTTATTTGGGTCTTTTCAATCAATTACTAATTTCTGAATCTTTTCTAAGAGCTTAGTTCCAATTAATGACTGAAGCTCAATATCTTGTGCAAGTTTAATTGCTGACTGAAGATATTTACCAGAAACATTATTGTCTAAATTGGATTCTGATTTTATATAATCTTCAGATATTAATAGTACATTTCTATAATTATTTTCCATTATTCAACTTGTTTAGTATCAGCTTCATTAAGGCTAAATGGTGAAATTGTGATTGAATTCTGCATTCCAAAGATCTTATCAAATGAATCACAAATCTCTTTCTGAATAGGTCTAATCATAGTTCTATTATAAAGCTTGAATGAAGATTCAAATTCTTGCTCATTAAAACCAGTTGAATCTGAGTTAATTCCAAATAAGTTAGGATTAGCTCGGAAAGCACAGAATATTTGATCTCTTGTTCTCTCAGATAACGATTGATATTTCTCATCAAAATCATCAGAATCTAATCTTTCAATAGTAGTCTTATTTGCCTCATCTGCATTATATGAAATCAATATTCTGCCAGCATTCTGATAACCAGAGAACTTCTCATTAATATTCCTCTCAATCTCCTCTCTAATTTCATCTGTAGGTTCCCCATTATTAAAGTTAATAATAAGATTACCCATAAATCCATTATTGATGTTATTTAAATGGAATTCATTAATATTTTTCTCAGTTTCACAAGATAAAATGGCAGCTCCATAAACAGGAATAGGATATACTCCTCTTGTTATATAACCTTTATTATAAAATATACTAGCTGGATTTTCATCAGCAGCTCCAAATTTTGGATATTTTATAGCTTTTACAGACCAAGCTGTCCAATCAGTTGCATAATATAATATATCATTCTTTTCACTCGACCTTACATTCATAAAATCAATATGATAGATCTCTGCAACTCTTCCAAGCATATCTCTAATTACTTGGATAGCATAACCTCCAAATATCATCTTATCAATAGTGATTTTTCTCATTATATCAACTATTGTTTCACCTTTCTTGTTTACAACTACTTCAAATCCTGGAGCATTACATTTAACATCATTACCAACAATAAAGTCAGCAGAACCATTAATAATAGATTGGAGAGTAGCAACATTTAAGTATAAATCTCATAGATATAATGGATATTTGTTATCTTCTCCCCACATTATCATATCAGAACCTCTTTTCTTTGTTTCCGTTGGAAGAACGATGTTAGATTGAATAAAAGGATCTAGGGCTGACATCATTATTTTACTTTTGTGCCCATTCTCATTTGTAGCCTTTACATTGTTTATTTTTTCCATAAAGTACTCTGTTAATATTTTTATAACCACTTTTTTGTGCTTCTTTACAAGAATCTCATCTTTTAATAAAATTGCCGTCTAAATCTAATTGATTTACTGGTTTGCTTCACTTTTTACGTAGATTTTCTTTCTCCTCTTCAGTTCTATGTCTACCATACATACCATTCTTCTCTCCAGATCTAGATTCACTCATTTTCTTCCGAGTATCCTCACTACATTTTTGCACTCCTTTTTTATCCTTATTTCAGGGATCTTTCCCAATTGTACCTCCGCCTCCTAGAGTTGAATTATATCCATTTTTAAATGTATCATATAAAGCTATATATTTAATTTCAGATGCATCTAACTGTTTCTTTAACAACTCTTTTGAAGAACAGGAAAATATTTTAAGTATTTTATAATCTCAATTATCTATACCATATAATCTGATTGCTTTATGAAAGTGATCATTATAACTTCTTGAATTTGAATTAAAACTATCAGCACAATGTTGTTTCCATCTTATATCAAATGACCTACAAGTTTGTCCAATATACATTTTTCCTGTTACCTTAGAGCGGACCAAATATATTTCTCCAGTTTTATTTTCGCTCATAAGCCATATATTTGTTTTGTTTGTCGTATTGATAATTATTATTCTCATAATCTCCAATTCTTATTAATCCTGTTCCCAATATAGGTATTGGTTTACCAGCAACTAATATCTGAGTACCATTAGTAAGAGTATTATTATATGTAACCAGAATAACTGGATTACCATATAACTCCGATCTAAATGGATTGTTTACATCAACTATAACTTGAAATTTATTTGGATTAGTAAATAAAATATATTGATATTCACCGTCTCTCATTCCTTCTTGAAGTGTAATATCAAACTTATAGTAGATATTCTCAGAATAATTCTGATTTTCAAGATCAAATGTATAAACTTCTTTAGTAGTTGTATTTTGCATTAATAAAGTATAATTCATATTTTACAGCAATTTACATTAGTTTTACATATCTTTTTCTTAAAATATAAACCAATTTACTAATGTATTAAAATAATTAAAGGAGACCTAAGCCTCCTTTAATGTCAAGTTTTTTACTCACTCAAAGTACTAAGAAAAAATAAAAACTGACAAAAATTATGCTGATGCTAAAGTTCAGTTTTTAGATGCAGCTAATGATTTCTGTTCTTCAGTAAGTGCATTATAAACATCTGATGCAAATGTAATAGTTTGAGATACTTCTCCAGTTAAATCAGCAGCTTTATTCAAAATGTTATCAATAGCTGCACTATTTAACGACTGGAGTAAAGATAAATTTAATTCCGCTCTTAAATTTATAATACCTTCCATATCAGTTATTGATGTATTTGGAGATTCCCAACTATAAAAAGGCCAATTAGAAAAGTTTTGTCCTGCTGCACTTATACTTGTAACATCTCATTCAGGAAGTTCAGTTATATTATCAGGTAATTGTTCGTAGAATCCTCCTATTTCCATATTAATTACATTACCCGTAATATTAAATTTCATAGTTGGCAATATTGTCACTCTATCTTTTTGAACTCCAGTAAACATACCAGACATATAAATTGAACAACTTGATCTAGAACTATTAAACTCAATTTCATTTACATTAATAACAGAGTATGCAAAAGTACTGGTAAAACTAGAATTAACATTCTCTTCAATAATAAATTTTTGAATTATTGGAGAACTGTCTTGTATTTGAGTATTATAAAAAGCAAAGTCAGCAGTACTACAATATATTTCTGCTGGAAATAAAATATCAGAACATTTAATTTGATAAAAAGTATACTCTAAATTATAATTCAAAATATTAAATAGACTATTTAAATTTATTGTTATACCATTTAAATTTGCGCCTTGAAAAAATCATTTTGTAGAACTAGTATCATCAAATGAATATGTAACATTATCATATTGTTCTTGTGACATATTAGAAAATGCAAGTGTTAATCCATAATCATTTAAATTAACCTTTCCTCCACCACCTCCAGAAATCTGTCCTATCTTATCTGCATAGCTTCTAAAGGTATCTGAATCTGATACAGCAACACCTTTAGCTACAATAGCATCTTTAATGGCACTTTTAGTACCTTCAAGATACGTTAATTTATCAGAAATTGTATTTGCCATATTAGATTACTTCACCATTAATTGTATCAAGAGTAGTTGAAATATTACCAATCTGAGCTTGAATAGCTGAAATTTCTCCATCTAACTCTGTCATCTTTGTATTATATGTATCTGTAGTTACATAGTTTGATAACTCACTTTTATCTGCTTTAGTTGCAACTTCATCTTTAGTAGCTAATTCAGATACATCAGGAATCTTATTCTCTACAGCTGTAAGCTCTTCTTTAGTAGCAAAATCACTAGTATCAGGAATTTCTGCTTTAGTTGCATAATTACTTAAATCTACAGATAATTGCAGACCTTCTCCATTTCTATGTAAAGATAGAGGCTGATTAGCTTGGAATACTTCCATTTTAGAAGTCTCTAACTCCTCAACTTCTCCTTTAAGATTAGTAATCTCAGTATTAATTGGAGCAAGTTTGGCATCAATAGATTGATCTACTAAAGGTGGAACTTGATCTTCAATACTTTCTGTTACTTTAGTATCAATTAACTCTTCTGCTTTCTCTTCAGAAATGTAATTACCTTTAGGTTGGAATCTTTCATCTGCTTCAATCTTAGTATAAGAACCAACAGGAAGTTGTCCAGATTCAATCCCACATTTCTTACTTACATAGAAAGTTTGTGTATTTTTAGTATTCTTAAGTATAATCATAATTATCTAACTTTTATTGATTCCTCATACTCTTTAGAAGCTTTAATAGCTAACTCTTTATATTCAGCATCCTTATCTAAAGAGACTTCTGATAGATGCTCTAAATCGCAACTTAAAGGACAGATACATTCAGTAAATGAACTATACACTTTAATATCCATTCCTTCTTTATAGTTAGTAAGTACATAACCTTCTTCTGGACTAACTACTTTATATTTTTCTTTAATTTCAATTTTCATAATTATGCAATTCGATTTATACTTCAATTCTTTGAAGCTATTAATGATTTCTGTTCATCTGTAAGTTTATCATATGCAGTAGATTTTAATGATATACTTGTATAAGAAGCTACTGCTGTACCAATAGATTCTGCTATAGTTTGTAATGAATCTGTAGATAGATTTGGAGATTGTGCAAAGTAAAGAACTCCTCCTTTAGTTAAATTCTCTCCTAATCCATTTAAAGCTCCTACAGTTACTAATTCTGGACAATTTGCAGCAAAACTAGTACAATCTGTAACAAGATAACAATCTATTTCTGGTGTAGCTGTTAATCTACTACAAATATTAAACATATAGCTTATATCTGTAATTCCAGTAAAGGTAAAATTACTTGGAATAGTTGTTAGATATAATGCTCTATGAAACATATGATTACAATCTCCTTTAAATGGAATATTAATCGTTATATTATCTATATTAGTAGCTCTATCAGTTGTTTCTGCAAATGCCCATTTTGGATCTACTAATACAAGATTTTGAAAA